CTCGAGAAACACAGGATGGAAGCGGCCCTTTCCCTCGAGCGCGTTCTGCCACATCGTCTCGTGGTGACTGCCTGCCGAGCCAGGCGTCGACTCCAGGATGACGCGAGCGTTCTTACGCTTGTTGACCGCGGGGAAGATGTTCGCGGCTGCCTTGCGCTGCCACTGTGCTTCACCGAACTCGGTGATGAGCAAGCGGTCGATGGAGCGTCCGACGGCCGGAGACTTGCCACCCGCGGTGAGGACCTTGATGCCCCCACCGTGGACGAAGTGGATCTGCGTTGTGCCCGGCTTGCGACCTGCTTCCGTCGGAACCTTCACGTCGTCGGGCAGGTTCTTGTAGGCGAACAGGATGCGCTCAAAGATGTCCTCGGCGGTGTCCTGGCGTTCAGCGATGAGCACGCCCTTCACGCCTTCCAGGTACATGCAGTCCCGGAGCAGCAGCATGACGCTCGGCGTGGTGATCTTCGCCTGCCGGAACTTGTCGCAGAGCACCCAGCGGTGGTCCGCACACGCCTGGAGGAACTTCATCTGGATGTTGGTCGGTTCGAGGTAGCCGATGGACTCGTCCTCTCGAACGATCTGGCACATCGACACGAAGGCCCAGGGCGTGCTGAACATCGCCTCGACCTTCCGCATGTTCATGCCTGGGTACGAAGCAAGCTTCGCACCGCCCGGTAGACTTGCAGGCGCAGTCACGATAGGATGGTCCTCGTACCCATGCTAACACGGTATGGGTCGGAGGTCACATGGCCGACAACTGGATCAAGGGCGCGATCAAGAACCCAGGCGCGCTCCATGAGAAGCTGGGCGTGAAGCAGGGCGAGAAGATCCCAGAGGGACAGATCGCCTCGAAGATCTCCCAACTCCAGGGCGAGGCCGAAGGGGACAAGAAGCTCTCCCCGGCCAAGCGGACGCTCCTCAAGGAGCTCGTCCTGGCCCGCACTCTCGGTGGTTTCAACAAGAAGGGGAAGTGACATGATCAGCAACGACGTGAAGAACACCACACGCTCCGACCTTCGTGGCGGCAACGCCGGGATGAAGGAGACGGCGAAGCAGGCCCCGACGGGCGACAACTTCAGCCGCGACTTCCGTCGTCAGATGCTGAAGCAGCTCATCGTCGACCGCATGGCCGGGCCCAAGTAGTCATGGCCGAGAGCTTCAAGCCGCCACCCTCTGTCGCAGCCGCCGCAGCACGCGGGCTGATGTTGCGTCGGGGCCAGGCTCCGTCTCAGAAGGCGGGCCTGGACGTGAAGCAAGCATCTGCCCAGGGTATCGGTTCAGGTGTTCAGCGTGCTGCGAACCTGAAGTCGGGTGCGTCGCTTTCCGAGTCAACGGTGCGCCGGATGAAGGCGTACTTCGACCGCCACGCCAGCAACTACAAGCTCGACCCGGGCAAGTCCCCCAAGGAAGACAAGGGGTATGTGGCGGGCCTCTTGTGGGGCGGAGACGCAGGTCGAGGTTGGGCGAACAACCTCGTGCGCCGCCTGGACGCGCGCCGCAAGGGAGGAGGCTGATGGACAAGCGTGAGACGCTGAAGCAGGTCTACTCGGACCCCGGGCTCCGGGAGAGCATCAAGTCGCGCATCATGGCTGGCGGCAAGGGTGGTGCCCCGGGCCAGTGGTCCGCGCGTAAAGCCCAGATGGTCGCCCAGGAGTACAAGGCCAAGGGCGGAGGCTACGAGAGTGGCCCGTCCAAGGAGCAGAAGAGCCTCAAGCGCTGGACGAAGCAGGACTGGACGACGCCGTCTGGCAAGCCCAGCACCCAGGGACCGAAGGCCACGGGCGAGGTCTACGCGCCCAAGAAGGCCATCGAGAAGCTCCGCTCAACCTCGGGCGGCATGGCCAGGCTCGCGCGTGCGACGGCAGAGAAGCGCGCGGCGACGAAGAGCGGTAAGCAGTTCGCCCGTCACGGTCTCCACAAGGGAGCTGACCGTTAACGTGAACCCTCTCACCCTCTCCCTCTAACTCGAAAGAATCTTCGTGCAACCCCTTGCACGAGAATAACCACTGCGGTATCTAGAACACGCACCCCTCCAAGTGCATCGGGTAGCCCGCAAGGGTCCGTAGCTACGAAGAGCGGGCAGGCGCAGCCCCAGAACCTCAACCGTTCCTTCAACCTTGCCGGGTTGGAGTCGCTAGCGCGTCTGCCCCCGGCTACGGAGTGCCCAATGGCTATCTCTACCGAAATCCTGAACACCACGTTCGCGGACCTCCGCGGCCCCCTGATCAACTCGTTCATCCGCTCGAACGAGCTCCTCGACGCGCTCATGAGCAAGGCCCGCATGCCCTCCGAGGGCGGCAGCCTCATCGAGCGTTCCTTCGCTGGCGGCGCTCCGGCCCGCGGCGTTGGCGTGTTCGTTGGCGACGAGCTCCTCAACATGACGCGCCGTCAGCAGACCAAGCGCTTCCAGGTTGAGCCGCACCGCATCGTCGCGGCGATCAACATCCCGAAGAAGGAACTCCTCTTCAACAGCGGCAAGCTCGCTGTCATCCGCCTCATCGAGGAGTACCCCCAGACCACGCTCGAAGGCGCGAAGGCTGACCTCAACAGCTTCCTTCTCACCGGGCAGAGCCGCGGTCTCGTCTTCCAGACGGCCGACCTCGCGGGCTTCCTGAGCATCAACGGCGACTTCGCCGCGGGCTCCGGCACGGGCGTTACCAACGGTCTCCTGGACTTCGTCGCTCCCGCGTCGCAGAACCAGGTCGTCCAGAACGTCCAGAAGAGCTCGGCGTACTACCACTTCAACCAGTACAACAACATCACCAGCTGGGCCACGGATGGTCTCCCCACCCTCCGCAAGACCTACCGCCAGTGCGCCCACTACGCGGGCGGCATGGGCAAGGGTCCCGACCTGGTGATCATGGACGACGACACCTACACGAACTTCGAGGACAGCCGTCTCTCGCTCGTTCGCGTGACGCTCGTCGAGGACAAGACCGAGAAGAGCAACACCCTCGGCCTCGACCTCGGCGTCGCCAAGGTGTACAGCTCCATCGACCTCAACCGCAGCGGCGGCGGGTTCAGCGCTCCGGCGACGAACGGCGTCACCTACATCCTCAACACGGACTTCCTTGAGATGCCCCTCATGGAGGCCCCGAGCATCACCCCGTTCACCGAGCGCGTCGGCGACCAGGACGTGGTCACGGCCATCTTCTCGATGCAGGGCAACCTCATCTGCACGAAGACCCCGGCCCAGGGCTGCGTCTCCGGCGGCGCGTCCTGATCCAGGCTCGGTAACCTCAACCTCAAGGAGACTCTCACATGGCTTCCGCAAACAACATGGTCTTTGGGAACGACATCAGCGTTCTCGACGACACCGCGGTCTACCCCCTCGGCACCGAGCGCCTCGTCCTCGCGTCGCAGTCTGGCACGGGCAGCGACCAGGTGTGGCGCTACGTCTTCAACAGCACGGCCGCTGCCTTCGGCAAGGGCGAGGTCGTCATGGCGAAGGCCGCGACGCTCTCGGCGGGTACGGGCGACCTGGCCGCGCAGGACACCCCCAAGGTGGCCGTGCTCGGTGTCGCTCAGACCTACGGCAGCACGCTCGGCACGTTCACGGCCGGGAAGTACGGCTGGGTTCTCGCCCACGGCTACGGCACGGTCCTCTCGGCCGCTGCTGGTGTCGCCGCGGACAAGACCATCGCGGTCAGCGCGACGGCGGGTTCGGTCTACGCGAGCCCGGCTCCGGGTAGCGCGACGGCGGCTCAGGCCAGTGCCCTCGCGGTCATCGGCTACAACCACGTCGCCATCGTCGGAGCCGTCACGGGCACCGCGTGGATCGACTGCCGCTGATTGTAGCGGGTCCGGCGTAACCGGATAGGAGGCGGGCATGGACACTTCTCGTGGGGCGCTCCGTGCCCGCCTCTTCAGCTTTCGCTCGTGGGACTCGACCGGGTCCACGCTGAACGCCCGGGTTGACCAGGCGATCAACTCAGCGCTTGAGCGAATCTCCGGCGATGTGCCGGAGGCCGTCGTCCCCGACGACGAGCATGTCGTCCTCCAGAAGGACGCCATCGGGACTGACGCCACTGTTGCGGCGCGCATCCGAACCACGACGGATGACCGGGTCCTGGAGTTCACGGACGCGAGCAACGCTCCCCTGACGGCATTGAGCCCTTGGGTCCCTGAGACCGACGGGACCTTCGACGGGATCATGCACCTCGAGCTGACCGACTCCAAGGGTGAGCGGCATCGCCGCCAGTGCCTGGAGTTCTGGATTGCCAAGCCCGAGGGTGGCGGCCCCGACCGCTACTACGTCACCATCGACCGTCCCTGGGAGTGGGGCACGGACGTGGGGATGACGTTCCGTCTCTACCAGCCCGAGTTCTTCGTCACCGACGATGTGACGAGGGTGCTCGAGCCTGCGCGCATCTACGACGAGACGCGCCAGCAGGTCTGGGCCATCGACACTGGCGGTGCCTACCGCCAGGACATGATCGACTGGAACGGCGAGAACGTCGCTCGGCCCTACCGTTTCTGGCGGGGCCGTCACTTCCAGATCCCGGCCCCCTCGACGGCACCCACGGTGACCGCTGACGAGCAGGCGGCATGGACCGGGCCCGAGCAGGAAGGCACGTTCACCTTCGTCTACACCTACGTCTGGGGCCGCAAGGACCTGGAGTGGCAATCCGCTCCCGGCGGCATCCGTGACCCGCAGTGGGAGAGCGCGCCGTCTCCGGTCAGTGCGACCTTCAATCACACGACGAACCCAGGCGACGCCATCGTCCTCACGGGCACCAACATCGACGCGATGATGGACTTCGGTGAGTCCGCGACGCTTCGCTACAGCCGCAGTGGGATGCGCCTCCGCTTCTACGTCGCCCGGACCGCAGTTCGGACAGCTGGTGCGGGCCTCGCTGCGTTCAACCGCGTCGAGACGAACGGGAAGTACTACCTCCTCGCCGAGGTGGAGCCTGTCACGGGCACGTACACCTGGGACGGCTCGGCCATCCCGGACTACCAGCGCCCGCTCAAGCACAGCACGGGCTACTACGCCTACCTCTGCTTCCCCCACCAGGACGACCGCTACCAGTTGGACTTCCGCGTTCAGCGGCTGCCGCCTGCTCTGCTCTCCGACCAGGACACGGCTCCCATCCAGCGGGACGCGGTGTTGGCGTTCGTCGAGCTCTCGCTCTACTACATGTGCCTGATGGACGGTGTCGACCAGACGGGGGCCGAGCGCCACCTCGCCAGGTACAACGAGCTCGCGCGACACTTCCGGAAGCGGTATGCAAACCCCGGTGGTGTAGTCGAACCTGTGCC